TATGCCGATAAACACAGCGATTTTTCCCCTTCATGAAAAGCGGGTAGCCCCCTCATCCAAAAGAGGGTAGCCCCCCAAAGTCAAAAGAGGGTAGCCCCCCAAACGGTGCTTAAATGAAGGGGGGGCGGGGGTTCTTATTTTTTTTTTATTTACTAATAGTTATATATTAAGTACCTCTCAAAAAAATTCAGCCCTCATAGGGGGTTTTCCCCTAAAACCAGTACCCATTCCGTAGGATGTATACCTTAAGGTATCCTAGTCATGGCAATTTATTTCTTTTATTTATTCTTTTTGTAGCAATAAGAACTTCCCTCTGGCTTGGTAGCCTTATGGTATACACCCCATTTAGTCGTGTCAAGCAATTGAATAGGGTATTCTTTAATTTGACAACTATATAAGTTGTGTTAATGTGCGGATATGTCACAAGAAGATAAGGAAGCATTGATGCAACGTATTTCGGAGCAGATAAGCAAGGTAAGAGACAAGAAGGAAAACCTTCAGCGAAAAAGTCTTAGCCGCTATGCCCCCGAAAAGGTGGCTGAAATACTTTATTTATTTAGCACTGGTAGTTCCCAGACTAAAATCGTTAAGAAATATGGGTTCGGTCGTGAGACTGTTATTAGCGTATTGACTGATTATGCTGATGCTATGGGTACGTTTAAGGAACTTAGCGGTACTTTATCAGCAAAGAACTACATGAACCTTAGTAGCCTTGAGGAAGACCTAATTGAGAAAGTCCGTGAACGGATGGACACTGACCCAGAAATGCAGGTCAGTTTTCGGGATCTCAAGGAGCTGTCCATTGCTAAGGCTAATGCTAGCAGGGAAGCCCTTACTGCCCGTGGGGAATCATCCACAGTTGTGGAAAGCAAGCACAGCTATACTATTGAGGACTTCAATGAAACTTTAAGTGCAGCTAGGAAGCGTATAGAGGAAGCTAAGGTAGCGGAAGTGATAGAAATACAGGATTCATAGCGACACGTTAAAGATATATAAACAGACACCTTATGAGCAGACACCATGAAGCACTGAATGAATGGCAGCTAGTAACTGACCATTGGATTGAGCTAACCCTTAAGAAGTATTACGAATGGGACTCTGATGACCTTACTCAAGTCTTTATGCGTGGACCATTTGCTGGCTGGAGCGAGCGTATGGTTTTGGAGTTAGCGATGAAGATGGATGATTCAAACAAGAAAGTACCCAGACATAAATCATGAAGATAACAATTGAACAGCACGAAGAAATTATTTCGCTTAGCACTCAAGGTGATGATCTAACTGCACATCAAATGGCAGAATTGATGTGCCGTATGCAACACGCCTTAGCGTATCACCCAAAGAGCATAGGTGAAGCATTCTATCAAATTGGCAACGATATAGTTGAAGCAGATGAGCACTAAGGGAAGCGGTCCACGCAAGGGACACAACCAAGAGAAGCAGCGTAAGAACTACGGGGACATTGATTGGAGTAAGAAGCCCAAAGCACCACTGTTGTCAAAGAAAACCAAGTCAAGTAAACTAGACTAGAATATGGAAACGATTTTTAGCTTTATTAATATGTACTTCTTCTTCGGTAGTTTGATTGCTTGTTTATTTTTATTTTTACTTATTGATTAGTATGGAACTTACCTTTACACCACACCCACTGGTTGAATCCCCTACTGATGAGGAGATTGTATTGCTGGGCGAAAAAGACCCAGAGTTTCTAAAGAAGTTCCATAGTGAGCGTGAGGGGCTTATTCAAGCTTCTATTAATGATCCATTGCGTTCTGGGTTTGATTTGGCTGGATGGAGCAGGATTCGTGAGGCATTGAAGGAATACAATGAAGTCATTACATTCGGGGGGAATCGTAGCGGAAAGACCACTGGATGTGCAAAACTTATTATGGAAGCCGTCACCACCAAGAAGGATGGGCATATTGTATGCTTTTCCCAGAATGCTGATACTTCTATTAAAGTACAACAGGCTGCTATCTGGGAGATGATGCCCAAGGAGTTCCGAAAGAAAACAAAAAGTATTGAGGGTTATATTAATTTCTCTATGCAGAATGGATTTACTGGCTCTTCATTTATCTTTCCAGACACCAGAACCCGTGTAGATTTTAAGACCTATACCCAGTTCAGCAACAATCAGACAATCTTGGAGGGTTTTGAGTTTGGATTCAAAGAGAACCATGATCTAAATATTGGTGCTTGGCTTGATGAGTACCTTGGTGATGCTTCTTTAGTAGACACTCTTAGGTTTCGTCTGGCTACTAGAGATAGTAAGATGCTTCTAGGCTTTACCCCTATTGATGGATATACATCCTTTGTAGCTGAGTACCTAAAGGGAGCAGAGACACTTCAGACAAGGAAGGCGGAACTACTTAATGACAGGGAGTTGCCCGTTAAGCAGTACAGCCCATCCCGTGATGCTGGTGTTGTTTACTTGCATTCAGACGAAAACCCCTTTGGTGGTTACGAACGAATTAAGAAGGACATACAAAAATCCAGCGAAGACCAGATTCTATGCAGAGCTTATGGGTATCCAGTAAGAAGCATGACTTCCTTGCTGCCTAAGTTCAGCCTGTCAGTAAATGTACTAAGCGACACCCCGAATATGTACGGGATGAAGTTCCCCGACATTTCGGATAAGTTGAAGTACACTTGCTACCAAGTAGTTGACCCCGCTGGAAACAGAAACTTTTCCGCAATCTGGGGTGCAGTTAATGAGGATGGCGACATTTACATTAAGAGAGAATGGCCAGATATGGACTCATACGGGGAGTGGGCTATTTTTGGAGATCCCAGATGGAGACTCGGACCTGCTTCTAAGAAGATTGGTTACGATATAGCTGGGTACTGCAATTTATTCAAAGAAATTGAAGAAGAAGAGAATATAGATGTCTTTGAAAGGATTGGTGATTCCCGCTATTTTGCTAGGGAAAATGAAAACAATGAAGATTTATTTTTATCATTCTCTGACTGTGGGATGGATTTTGTTCCATCTAGCGGCAAAAGGGAAAGAGAGGGCATTATTGGCCTTGATGAATGGTTTGACTACAACGAAAACGCCAAAATTGATTTAGCGAATAAGCCAAGGTGCTTTATTCACTCGGATTGCGGCAATTTAATTGATGCTTTAGTGCATTATAATGCTAATGGAAAAATGGATGAGTGTTTAAAGGATTTCTTTGACCTTATTCGTTATTTCCGAATGGCGAATGACGGACGTGGCCCAGATTTTGTCTCTTATAACTCGTTACAAGTCACGAGAGTTGGAGAAGGTGGATACTAATGAAGAAAAAATTAAAACAAATCGCAGAAGAATTTGATATTTCTTTTGAAAAAGCTAAGGAAATTGCATTTGATCATCTTGAAGAAGAAATGATCACTGGTAAGGGACAAAACACTTGGATTAATGAACATGGTCAAAGCATTTTTGATACATTGATCCCAGTTCCCGTCATTTATAGGGGGCGAGTATTACGAGTGATGCCTAACCCTAACTTTGTGCTTGCAAAAGTTCCAGAACTGTTGACAACTGTTGTTGTTCGTGCAAAGCTGAACATTGCAAAGCATTTAGCAGGTAAATACATCTATATACAGGCGGAAAATTTGCATAATACGACTCAATATCACCATATTATTCCTTCAATGCGAAAATCAAAGTAATATATTGCTATATATGTTAATATATCTTTACTAAGTATGGACAATAAAATTATTTCGGAAGATCTGACTTATGTCAGCAAAAAACCCAGCGTAACGGTACTACGTAACGCTTACGAAAGAACTCAAACGGAACTGTCAGCATTTTTTGACCTCTGCCGTTCGTCCTATGATGATAGGCGTAATTTTTGGGCGGGTAAGAGTCCCGACCTTCGCAAGCATGGTGCTGATGCGTTTCCTTGGGAAGGTGCATCCGATATGGAGAGCCATGTTATTGATGAGCGTATTACTCGTTTTGTTGCATTATTCATTGCTTCTTTGACTAGAGCTAATATTCGGGCTTTCCCAGTGTCCAGTGATGACATGGGGCGTGCTAAGATGGTCTCCAGCTTCCTTAAGTGGATGGTTTCCTCTGGATACATTCCTCGCTTCAAGCAGGAGATGGAGCTAGGTGCTAATTACCTACTGGAGCGTGGCATTCTAATTACTTATGTAGGGTGGCACAGGGAAGATCGTCGGATTATTCAAAAACTTACAGTTGAACAAATTGCTGGTCACTCGCAAGAAGCTATGGACATGTTCATGGGTGGATACGAAGATGAGTCCGTTATTCAATCCCTAATGCTTGCTTTTGATGGATTGACAAAGAGACGTGCCAAAAAAGCTGTTCTTGAACTCCGTAAAAACGGAACTGCTGAACTTCCAGTAATCAGACGGCAGGTAAACGCTCCAGAAGTCAGAACTCTTGCCCCAGATGGTGATTTTTTCTTTCCTTCTTATGTAACTGATCCTCAGCGTGCTCCTTTTTGTTTCTGGCGTACTTATTACACTGCACAGGAGCTTGAAAATAAAGTTATTACTGATGGATGGGACGAAAACTTCGTTGATTATGTTATTCAGCATTATCGTGGAGTAAATGCTAGTAGCATTGAGCGTAACGAAATTGGATCTCAAGTTACAGGCAGTACAATGTCCACTTCCGTCTATCAAGCAGAAGAACTCATTGAAATTGTTCATGGTTATCAGCGTCTAATTGACGAAGAAGACGGTGCGGAAGGAATTTACGAAACAATCTTCCATCGTGAACTTTCTTCAGATACAGAGGTACAGCCCTACGCTAAGTTTGAGTTGATGAATGGATACGAAGACTACCCAGTGGTAGTTACTAAGCTATCAGAGGACAGCAAACGCCTCTAC